AGACACCATACAAACAGGGTGCAACGTACAAGAGTTCATCGATTTCACCGATATTGTTCCCGACAGTCATCTATAACGCAGCAAAGTACTATAACGATGCATACGTTCTGGTAGAAATCAATAACAACCCACAAGTTGCAGACTCACTACATGCAGATTTTGAGTATGAGAACCTATGGAAAGTATTCACGGGTAATAAGAAACCACAACAACTATCTGCCGGTTTTGCAAGAGGTGTGCAGATGGGCATTAAAATGTCTCCCCAAGTTAAAGCAATTGGTTGTTCAAACCTAAAAACTTTGATCGAAGGCGACAAACTTTTAATCAATGACTTTGATACTTATTCCGAACTGACAACTTTTGTTCAACAGAACAATTCATTCAAAGCGGAAGAAGGTGCAAATGATGACTTAGTTATGGGTCTGGTTATTTTTGCATGGTTAACAACACAAAAATACTTTAAAGAAATCGTTAACCATGATGTTAGAAAACAAATTCAGTTGGAAAGCATGAACCAGGTAGATGAAGAAACTTTACCTGCACCAATTATTGAAAATGGTTTAGACAACGACTTTGAAATAATGGGTGGAGATATCTGGGAAGTTGCAAATGGAGGAGAAACATATGCAAACTTCATCAGAAAGACATTAAGTGGTTTATAAAAACAATGTTTCATAAATAACCATTATGGTATTCAACTGCCAAAAGAACAAATATTAATTCAAGGAGAATAAAATGGCATTTCAAATCTCTCCAGGCGTAAATGTTTCAGAAGTAGACTTAACAACAGTAGTCCCTTCTGTACTTACAACCGCCGGTGCTTTTGTTGGAACTTTCGATTGGGGTCCAGCACAAGAAATTAAGTTGATTGACAGTGAAATCACTTTACTCAAAACTTTTGGTCAACCAAGTTCAAACTCTGCTGTATCTTTCTTTTCAGCAGCAAACTTTTTGGCATATGGAAATAACTTAAGTGTTGTCCGTGCTGTTGGTGCAAACTGTTTCAATTCTTGCGTAACATCAGCTGCGGCCGTTAAAGTTAACAACGAATCTGCGTTCCAAGAATCTTATCTAAGCGCAAATACAAACACTTTTGGTTCTTTCATGGCCAGATTCCCTGGCGTATTAGGCAATTCTCTAAACGTTTCTGTTTGTTCAAGCAGCACACAATTCAGTACATGGGATTATAAGTCTTATTTCACATCAGCACCAGGCACATCTGATTACACAACTTCTTTAGGTGGTTCAAATGATGAACTGCACGTTGTTGTTGTCGATGAAGATGGTCTGTTTACGGGTATCAAAGGTACCGTGTTAGAAACATTCCCATTTGTTTCAAAAGCATCAGACGCAAAGATTAATGGTCAATCAAACTACTACAAACAAGTAATTTTTGATACATCAAGCTATGTGTATGCAGTTGCACCTGTAGATTTCTCAAACACTGTGACAACATGGGGCACAACAGCTGCAAATAAAACTTTCGCCAATGCGTTAAACACATACCAATCTTTGGGTGGCGGAAATGATGAACTGCCATCAACTGCTAATCTGCAAACAGCGTGGGATTTATTTGGAAACAAAGACACTGTTGACATATCTCTAGTTGTTACCGGTGATGCAAGCACAACAGTTCAACAATACATAATTGATAACGTTGTTAATGCTCGTAAAGACTGTGTTGCTTTCATTTCACCAGCAGAAACAGATGTTGTAAGTGAAACAGATTCAACTGCAACAACAAATATTACCACATGGTTGTCAACACTGTCACGTTCTTCATCATATGTTGTTGCCGATTCTGGTTGGAAATACCAGTTCGACAAATACAATAACGTATATCGTTGGATTCCACTGAACGGTGATATTGCTGGTCTGTGTGTATACACCGACAACGTAACAGATCCTTGGTTCTCTCCAGCAGGTTACAACCGTGGTGCCATCAAGAACGTTATCAAACTGGCTTGGAACCCACCAAAAACATATCGTGACACACTATATGCAGCAGGTGTAAACCCAGTTGTTTCCTTCCCAGGTCAAGGAACCATATTGTTTGGTGACAAAACACTGTTGAACAAACCTTCAGCATTTGATCGTATCAATGTGCGTAGATTGTTTATTGTTCTGGAAAAGGCAATCTCTGAGGCATCTAAGTTCTCACTGTTCGAATTGAATGATGAATTCACAAGATCACAATTTGTGTCTCTGATTACTCCATTCTTACGTGACATTCAAGGTCGCCGTGGTATCGTTGACTTTAAAGTTGTTTGCGATGCAACAAATAATACACCACAAGTTATTGATAACAATCAATTCGTTGGTGATATTTACATTAAGCCTGCTCGTTCAATTAACTACATTCAATTGAATTTTGTTGCTGTTGCTACGGGTGTTGAGTTTAACACAGTTGTTGGTGCAGCTTAATAAATAAACAATAACGGGAGAAAAAAATGGCATTTAATGTAGCAGAATTCAGATCAAACATGATTGGTGACGGCGCACGTGCCAATCTGTTTTCTGTAGACATGATTCTACCAAGCTATGCACTATCTGCACAAGCTGCAACAAACAAAGTCAGATTCATGGCCAAGTCGGCACAGTTACCTGGTTCCACAATCGGAACAGTACCTATGTTCTACTTTGGTCGTGAAATGAAATTTGCTGGTAACAGATCATTTGCAGATTGGACAATTACGATTGTTAATGATGAAGACTTCCTGATCAGAAATGCAATGGAAAGTTGGATGAATGCAATCAACAATCACAGATCAAACACAAGAGCTGGCGTTGCACTAAGAAATGGTTCTGGTCCAGCAACAACCGTTGGTGGTTATACAACTGACGCAAATGTTGTGCAGTATGGCAAAACAGGAAATACTTTAAAGAATTATAACTTTGTTGGTATCTTCCCAATCGACATATCTGCAATCGACTTAGACTGGGGTTCAAACGATGCTATCGAAGAATTCACAGTAACATTTGCTTATCAGTATTGGGAAACCAATTCCACTCCTCCTGGCGCAGTAGGTTAAAGTGGTTAAATATTGATTTAAACGGAAGAGCTGCAAAGCTCTTCCACTTATGATTAGTTGATTTTATTATTAATTTTTAAAAAACATGGCCGATACAAATAAATTTTCACTTTTTGGTTTTACAATCTCACGTGATAAGAGAGAACAGCAAGATGTTCTCCAGCAATCTTTTGCGCCTCCGGCAGCAGATGATGGCGCATTAACTATTTCATCAGCCGCTTATTATGGTACATATGTTGACTTAGACGGTACCGCAAAGAACGAAGTAGAACTGATTTCTAGATATCGCGAAATGTCAATGCAACCAGAAATCGAATCTGCGATTGATGACATAGTTAATGAAGCTATTTGCCAAGACGATGATGGCAAAATTATCAATATCGTTTTAGACAACCTAAAACAACCCGATAGAATCAAAAAAGCCTTAAAAGAAGAGTTCAACATCATTCTTAAATTGTTGAACTACAATAATATGGCTCACGATATCTTCCGTAGATATTATGTTGATGGTAGAATGTATTACCACATCATCATTGATAAAGAAAATCCTGCTGAAGGTATTAAAGAATTAAGATATATTGATCCACGTAAACTACGCAAGGTTCGTGAAATCAAAAAACAAAAGGATGAAAGAACTGGTGCAGAGATAATGGCCACGGTCAATGAGTATTATCTCTATAATGACAAGGTTGTCACTGGAAGTTCTTCCAACTATGGACCTGTTGGTGTTCGTATCACGACAGACTCTATTATCTCCGTAGTCTCAGGACTCATGGATTCACGCCGTGCAGTTGTTTTAAGTTACCTACACAAGGCAATTAAACCATTGAACCAGTTGCGTATGATTGAAGACGCAACGGTTATCTACCGTATCTCTAGAGCGCCAGAACGCCGTATCTTCTATATTGACGTAGGCAATTTACCAAAGTTAAAAGCAGAACAATACCTGCGTGACATTATGGTCAAATACAAAAACAAACTTGTGTATGACGCAAACACTGGTGAAATCCGTGACGACAGAAAATTCTTATCCATGATGGAAGACTTCTGGTTGCCACGTAGAGAAGGTGGTAAGGGTACAGAAATCACTACACTACCAGGCGGTCAAAACCTGGGTGAACTGGAAGACGTTAAGTATTTCCAGAAAAAACTATACGGTGCTTTGAACGTTCCAGTTTCTAGATTGGAAACAAACCAGAGTTTTTCTCTAGGTCGTTCATCAGAAATTACACGTGATGAAATTAAGTTCTCTAAGTTTGTTGCACGTATGCGTAACAAGTTTTCGGATGTTTTTGACCAAGCAATGCGTGTTCAGTGCGTATTAAAAGGTATTTGTACCGCTGAAGAGTGGGATACTTTCAAAGAAAACATCTATTTCGATTTCATCCAAGACAATAACTTCACAGAACTCAAAGATGCAGAGTTAATGAGAGAAAGACTTTCGTTACTGCAATCTGTGGATCCTTATACAGGTCGTTACTTCTCACAGAAGTGGATTCAACAAAACGTGTTGCGTCTGACAGATGATGAAATTAAAGACATGCAAGATCAAATCGATCTGGAAAAAGAACAAGGTTTAGGATTACCAGTTGAGGTAACAAACTCAGTTGCACAACAGCAAATGGCAGGTGACATTCAAACGCAACAGCAGTTGCAAATGGCACAAGGTCAAGCTGAGATACAACAAGATATGCAACCACAAGAGCAAACGCCTGTGGCAAATAATTCAAGTGACAAAAAGAAACAAACCAATTCTAGAGCCGACTTGAGTTTAGAAAATACTACATTTACTAAATTGAAACGTATATTATAAGGAGATAGAGATGAGCGAAGTAACAAGAAACATAGTTGATTTGGCAGATGAAGGTGATGCAAAGAATATGCGTGATGCATTGTATGCAGCCATTCAAGATAGAGTAATGGCACATATAGATTCTCACAAACAGAGTATTGCAAAAACATTAATTGCACCAGAAGAATCGGAAGATTCAACTGATGCGGTTGAAAACGCTTAAATACCTCAAATAATACTAGGGATAAAAAATGGCCAACAAATATTCTTATCAAGTACTAAAGGACGACACACAATTTGCAGTCATCAAACTGACAGCAGATTTTGACGGTACTGGCCAAGAGAACAATACAGCAAGAATTGCCGCAAACACTCTTTATGGTGCTTTGGCAACAAACGGTTTCTTAGTTGCAAATTCTCAAGGCGGCGCAGCAAACACAACACTATCATATTACGGTTTAAATGTGAATCGTATTTGGTATGATACAGATGGAGCAACAGGTGATGTTCAATTGTATTGGTCAAATACCGCAAGTGCATTAGCTAATGCAGGTGTACCAATCATGTTCTTACAGGGTAATGGTGAATATGATGCCGGTGGAAACTGGATCACTATCAGAAATCCCAATAGAACATCATTTAACAATGGGGACATTGGCATAGTTACAAGAGGTCAAGTTGCAAATTCAAGTTACACAATTATTCTAGAATTGCGTAAAGAAAACGAATACTACCAGCGCGGTCAGTTCAACGATCCTGCTGCATTCAACTACGGCGAATATTCGATCCGTCCATAATAAGGTAATAAAATGAAACTTATTAAAGAAATTACCGAGTCCGTAAATTACTTAACGGAAGAAAAAGATGGAAAGAAAACGCTTTTCATTGAGGGTCCTTTCCTCGTTTCCGAAAGAACAAACAAAAATGGACGCATGTATAAAGAAGAAACTATGCGTAAAGAAGTTTCTCGTTATACAGAAGAATACATCAATAAAAATCGTGCCTTCGGTGAACTGGGGCATCCAGATACACCTTCAATCAATCTCGACCGTGTCTCTCACTTAATTGTGGGTCTACGTCAAGAAGGAAATGATTGGATAGGCAAAGCTAAAATTCTTGAAACACCAATGGGTAACATTGCAAAGAATCTGATCGAAGGCGGCGCACAACTAGGTGTGTCTTCTCGCGGTATGGGTTCTCTGAAAGCTGTCAATGGTGTTAACATAGTTCAAGATGACTTTCATCTGGCCACAGCGGCAGATATTGTAGCAGATCCTTCTGCGCCTGGAGCTTTTGTTCAAGGTATTATGGAAGGTAAAGAATGGGTGTTCGTTAACGGAATTTGGACTGAACAACATATCGAAGAGTCGAAAAAACTAATTCAAAAAGTTTCTCGTAAAGATGTTGAAAAAGTAAGTTTACAAATTTTCGAAAACTTCATCAAAAAACTTTAATTATAAATATCCAATATAAAATCAAGGAGATTCTCAAAATGGGAAAATTTAATCTGACAGAAGCCGCTAAAGACATTTTGCAAGGCAACGTATCTGCAAAACACGGTGGCCAAGATGCACCACAAAAACTAAGTGGCGCAGTTGCTTATGGTACAAAAGAAGCTGGCGAAGTTGCTGGTGTCGTTGACAAACAAGACGACGATAAGCCAGATTATACAAAAGGCACACCAAGTGCTACACCTCCTGGTGCTACACCTCCTGTCGGTGCTCAGCCTGGTGGCAAGTTGTCTGGCCCAGCAGAAACAGAAGGCCGTAAAGATTTGGCACAAACTGTTCAAGCAGATGCCACAGAATACGCTTCAATCCGTGACCGCGTAAAAGCTCGTCTGGCTACACAAACAATGCAATCAAATCCTGGCGCAGTTTTTCATGCCGTTCCAGAAGAAACAGAAGTTGATTCTGAAGTTATTGCAGAAGCCGAAAAAGAAGGCCATGAGGACGAAGCTCAAGACAAAGCAATGATCAAGAAGATGATGAAGAAACAAAAAATGAAAGAAGACATGGACGCTGACGTTGATGCACTTCTTTCTGGTGAAAATCTCTCTGAAGAATTCAAAGAGAAAGCACAAACAATTTTTGAAGCTGCCGTTATTGCACGTTCACACGCAATCGTTGAAGAAGTTGAAGAAGCTCTGTACGAAGAGTTCGAACTGGCTGTTGAAGAAGTCAAAGATGAACTGGCAACAAAGCTTGATGATTACATCAACTATATGGCAGAAGAGTGGGTCAAAGAGAACCAACTGGCAATCGAAAAAGGTCTGCGCGCCGAAATCGTTGAAGATTTCATCCGTGGATTACACGACCTGTTCAAAGAACACTATATCGATATTCCAGAAGAAAAAGTGGATGTTGTCGAAGAACTGACAAACAAAGTTGAAGAACTTGAAGCCACAATCAGCGAACAGATCGAATCTGCTGTTCAGTTGAAGAAGGAATTAAACGAACACAAAAAGAATGAGGCTATACATGCAGTATGTGAGGGCCTAACGCAGACTCAAGTGGAAAAAATGAAATCACTCGCAGAGAGTGTTGACTTTACCACTGACGAAGATTTCGCGGACAAACTAGTTACACTGAGACAATCATATTTCAGTGCATCAGTTAAAACTGCGGACAGTTCTGCTCTGAATGAAGCGGTGGAGATCGAGGAAGAAAAGAAGGAACAACCTTCGGCCGATCCAATGATCAACATGTATGCAAAAACAATCTCAAAAACATTGGCTAAATAAATAAAATTTACCAATATTAGAAACTCACAAGGAGAAATCAATGTTTCTATCTGAAGAATTACAAAAGAAATGGACTCCTGTTCTGGAACACCCAGAACTGGAAAAAATTACAGATCCATATAAGAAAGCCGTTACTGCTGTAGTGTTGGAAAACCAACAACAAGCAATGAAGGAATCTGCACAACAACTGAATGAAACAACATACTCAGCTGCGCCAACAAACGTAACTGGTGGTGTTTCAAACTATGACCCAATCTTAATCAGCTTGGTTCGTCGTGCTCTGCCTAACCTGATTGCTTATGACGTTGCTGGCGTTCAGCCAATGACAGGTCCTACAGGCCTGATCTTCGCAATGCGTGCTCGTTACGACACACAATCTGGCGGTCCTTCTAATACAAACGAAGCCTTCTTCAACGAAGCCAACACCATTTTCTCTGGTGCTGGTTCTTCTACTAACCTGTACGGCTTCCGTGGTAACAACACAACAGACGTTAGAACAAACTCTGTTGCAGACTTTACTGCTAACAGCTACACAACCGGTATCGGCATGACAACAACACGTGCTGAAGGCCTGGGTGCAGATACAGACACAGGTATGTTCAACCAGATGGCATTCAGCATTGAGAAAGTTACTGTAACTGCTCAATCACGTGCTCTGAAGGCTGAGTATTCTCTGGAACTGGCACAAGACCTGAAAGCAGTTCATGGTCTGGATGCTGAAACAGAACTGTCTAACATTCTGTCTACAGAGATTCTTGCTGAAATCAACCGCGAAGTTATTCGTACAATCTACACATGCGCTGTTAACGGTGCTCAGTACGGTACAACAACCGCTGGCGTGTTCGACTTAGACACAGACTCTAACGGTCGTTGGTCTGTTGAGCGTTTCAAAGGTCTGATTTTCCAAATCGAACGTGATGCTAACGTTATCGCTAAGCAGACTCGTCGTGGAAAAGGTAACGTTCTGATCGTTTCTTCAGACGTTGCTTCAGCTATGGCTATGGCTGGTGTTCTACAATATACACCTGCTCTACAAGCTGACCTACAAGTAGATGACACAG